TCCGTTTAGTAAACCTGAATTATTCAAAGAAGCTGTAAACAAGAAAACGGTTCCGATATTCCGGGTACCGGGTGCTCTGGGTGAAATGATGAATCCGTATCTGACCCGTAATTCATTTATAGGGTTCCTGGCACCGGAAAAACGAGGAAAGACCTGGTGGCTTTTTGAATTAGCTATACGAGCATTCCAGTGTAGAAATAATGTGGCTTTGTTCCAGGTAGGAGATATGTCAGAGGATCAGGGTCTACGACGCATAGCTCACCGTTTATGTGGCAAACCTATTTATGAACATCAAATAGGTCCTTGTCTTGTTCCTATCATTGACTGCAGAGATAATCAGAACGGTTCGTGCCCGTCTGTAAACAGAATGAATAAACATATCATTACAGACGAAGCCGATGATAAACTTCCATGGGAAGAAGCACCTAAACGATACAAACCTTGTACCTATTGTCTGCATAAAGGATTGAAATTCCCGAAAGAGACCTGGTTCAAAGAAATCCAAGTAAAGGACATCCTGCAAGATATAGATATTGAAAAAGCTGCGAAGAAGATGCAATCCAGATCAAAAGGAAAAGAATTTAGACTGTCTACACATCCGAATAGTTCTGTATCTATCATGGACATCAATAAAATACTTAAACGCTGGAAACGGGGAGGCTGGGTACCGGATGTAGTGATCATAGACTATGCAGATATTTTAGCGGCAGATCCTGGTTATAAAGAACTCCGACATCAAGAGAATGAAAAATGGAAAGGTATGCGCAGGCTTTCTCAGATCTACGATTGCTGTTTAATAACTGCTACACAAGCAGACGCGGCTTCTTATTCGGAGGAAGATCTGACATTATCTAATTTTAGTGAGGACAAACGGAAATACGGTCATGTGACCGCCATGTATGCAATTAATCAGAATCAAAAAGACAAGTCAGAAAAAGTGCAGAGGATCGCCACGTTGATTCTACGCGAAGGTGAGTTTAACACCATGCATCAGGTCAAGGTGCTTCAATGTCTAACCCTGGGCAAACCGTATGTAGATTCATATTGGTTCTTTTCTGCACCGATTGACCTAAAATAGTCGTTCTGAATTGCAAACCTCATTTGTATTATAAAATACAGCCGAACAATTACATAAAGCCTCAAAAGAAAGGACGCTATTATGACATTTACAGAAGCGTGTGTAAAAGCAAGAAAACAGGGCGGTGGATATGTGTTTGGTTACGGCAACGCAAAGTATGAAGTAACGGAAGAAGGTAATGTTATCAACAGATCAAAAGACAAACATCACAACCCTTCCGGTAGTGGATGGAAGGTTTCTCCTAAGAACCCACCCGTGCTGATGACTATGGCGCAGGCAATAGCGAAAGCTGTGGAGATGGGCGGCGGCGAGGTGTGGCTTAATCGTAATAAGGCTTTTACGGTCACACATGATCTTGGTGTTATATGTCATCGGCACCTAAATGCAGGCAATAAATTAGACATGATATCTTACACCGTGTGCCCGCTCCCGTCAGCCGACATGAGTTTTGACGAGGCATTGGAGTGCCTGAAGCGTAAAGAAGAGGTAATAGTAGTAGATGATGATGATAATGCGGTTAATTCAGAATTAGAATCAGTTTTACAGCCTTTGATTGCAACAAAAAGACACGCAGATAGAATGTATGGCTGGTGGTGTCGGAGTATTGATGAACTCAAAGATAAACGGTTTCGCAAAGCACAACAATAAAGAAAGGGAAGAACTATGGCACACGAATTTGAATCAGGTTTCTTTAGTCGGCAACCAGCATGGCACGGACTCGGAGAAGTTTTGCCAGAGCCGCCGAAGAATGCTCTAGAAGCATTGCAAAAGTCAGGACTTGACTGGACTGTAAACACGATGCCGCTCTACGCGAATTCGCCAGCAGAAGAATGGATAGACACACCTTATAATGCTTTGGTGCGTTCTTCCGACAAAAAGGTACTGGGTGTAGTAAAAGGACGCTGGACTCCGTACCAGAATACTGATGCAATGGAATGGACAATACCTCTCATTGAATCCGGTCACTGGGAATACGAGGCCGCCGGTTCTTTGAAAAAAGGAGAACGATGCTGGGCATTGCTTCGTCAGCGTACAATTGAAATTGTACCAAATGATGAATTACGACAGTACCTTATGGTATGCTGGGCACACGACGGTAAATCTGCAAATTTCATTCAACCCACAAGTGTTCGAGTAGTTTGTATGAACACACTAAACGCCGCTTTGAACGAAGCAGGGGTTATGCGATTTGCCGTCAGGCATTCACAATTTGTAAAATTAAACATGGAGAACATCAAAGAGCTTCTACAGATTACAACGGATTCTTTTGAAACACAGCGGATAGAATTTCAAAAGATGGCTCAAAAACAGATTGCACCGAAAAAAGTAGGTGTAATTCTGGACAAACTGTTCCCCATTTCTGATAAAGCAGGTAAAGCAAAGACTATTTCAGAACAAAAACGTGATATAATAGAGTCTCTTATCGACCACGGTTCCGGTATCCAGGAGAACGGACTGGCAGGAACTCATTACGGGGTGTATTCTGGTATTAGCGAAGCAGTAGAGCATTATCTAGGCGGTAATCGAATTACCGATCGAGGTGAAAATATACTGTTTCGCGGTGGACGCCAGATATTGGATAAAGCGTTTGAACTTTTGAGGGTAGCATGATGTATAAGGTAGTTAAATGTTTTGAATTTGAAGCGGCTCACCGGTTAATAGAAACCTGCACTGAAAAATGCAAGCGTATTCACGGGCATACCTATAAACTGGAGGTAGAACTTTCGGCGGAAGAATTAGGTCCCGATCAGATGGTATGTGATTTTACGAAATTAAATCAGTTTGTGAAAGAAGGCATCATTGAGGAGTTTGATCATGTTTTAATTGAAAAAGCACCAAAAAGAGTCATTAAAGAAATAGGCGACTGCTTTGTTTATGAGACCGACAAACGAATGAATCGCACAAAGGTTTTTCTTAAAGAACAACCGACGGCAGAGTATATGTGTAAACTGTTTTTTGATGTATTGACGGTGTCCTATTCACTACCAGTTACCAGAATCCGGCTATGGGAAACATCTAACTCTTACGCAGAATATGTAAAGGCCTAGGATATGTACTCAATCAGTGATATGTTCTATAGTATCCAGGGCGAAGGTGCGGCGGTTGGTCGCCCGATGGTGTTTTTGCGTTTTGCAGAATGCAATCTTCATTGCAGTTTCTGCGACACAGATTTTTCAGTTCGACAAGTATTTGAAAAACCTGCTCTTATCAGGAAAGCGTTGGAGATGCTGGTTCCAGAAAATACGATTGTAAAAGATGTTTGTTTGACAGGAGGAGAACCTTTCCTGCAGATAGACGCCGCTCTGATTGCCGAATTGATGGAATCCTTTCCTAAGGTTCACATAGAGTCAAACGGAACACTACCCTGGCCTGACGGATTAGTAGGTACTTTAGCCGGTTTAGGTCTGGGTAAAGGTATTGCATACTTGACAGTATCTCCGAAAAGAGGTACATTATGGTGCAAGACTTTGAAACCATTTGCAGTTAAGGTAATAGATGAAGGTCAGGATCTTTCTACATACACTCATTTTTATGGAGATCTTCCTGCTTATTATCTGCAACCAATAACTACAGACGATGAAAAAACCAATGCAATAAACAGACTGAATACCGCCATACGGGTAATGCGGAATCCTAGATGGCGACTTTCACTACAAACCCATAAATGGATAGGAGTGGTATAATGTACAAAGTAACACCAGAAGAATTGAAAGTCCTTGTAGCGGAGATGTACGAATGTGTCAAACTACGAGGACATCGGTATATATACGGAATACCACGCGGGGGCACACAAGTGGCCCTAGCATTGTATGAGTATTCTAAAGACCAAAGTCATCAATTAGAGATTATCGGCGATCTATATTTTAAGAATATAGAACAGGTCGCAGTTATAGACGATCTCATAGATAGTGGCCAGACTGCAAAGTCTTTCATTGATAAAAGATATTGTGTGTATGCCCTTTATACGAAACAACATCATAGTGTTGGGTGTAAATGGCATGCCATGTGTCGCATAGATCCTGGCGTCTGGATCCAGTTTCCTTGGGAAACATCCACCTCAGAAGAAAACCTGGTGACCAGAATGCTAGAATATATAGGAGAAGATCCTAGCAGAGAAGGTCTGCGTGAAACCCCTAAACGGGTTCTGAAAGCCTGGGAGCATTGGTTCTCCGGATACAAGAAGAATCCTGCAGATATAATGAAAGTATTTTATGACGATACTTCGCAAGAAATGGTCATGTTAAAGGATATTCAGTTGTATTCAACTTGTGAGCATCATCTGGCTCCTTTTATAGGAAAGGCTCATATAGCGTATGTACCAAATGGTAAGATCCTAGGAGCGTCGAAACTCGCCCGACTCTTGGATATCTATGCGCGTCGTTTACAGATACAGGAAAGAATAGCCCAACAGGTAGTGGATACGTTAGAGGAGCATCTACAGCCTGTAGGAGCGGCCTGTTATATAGAAGCGCAACATCTCTGTATCTCCAGTAGAGGTGTAGAAAAACAAGGATCGACCTTCGTTACTTCTGCTCTATCAGGTTGCTTTCAAAACAATCCCGCTGCCAGGGCAGAATTCTTTTCGATGATTAAGTAAAAGATTTTTCAGAAATCAGAACGTAGTTTGTATTATTGTGTGTTAGTTTGCAAGTTAAAACCCTAAACCCAAAAGGAGAGTATGTATGGAACTCAAGTCTCTAGTCAAGCACATGAACAAAGTATTGGAACTGGAACCCCCGATTCCTCTGGACAACGAAAAAGGCACGTTGGCAGAACTGGAAGCCCTGAAAGATGACCTGCAAGCAGAAGATTACGAATTGTTGAATCGAGATGCTTGCCGTGAACTATTGTCCAGGGATCTGGTTCCGAAGGCTGCAATGGAGATAGTCTGCAAGAAAATTGGTCGTGCTTTTAAACCAGAAGTTGCAGAGGAAGCAGAGAAGAAACCAGTAAAGATCAAGAAGCCTGTCAAAAAGATGGAAGAGGAACCGGCAAAGAAACCTGCAAAACCGGAACCGGCGAAAGAAAAAGCAACACGGAGAATGAAACAGGAGTCCAACGAAGAGCTCGCAAAGCGTTTGAAGAAAGAAGGAAAGAAAATCAGCACCCTCACAAACGAACTTCGTAAACGGTACGAAGCAAAGGGCAAAGTTTTCACAGACGAATGGCTCGAAAAACGTGCCGCGATTTATTGGAAGATCGCAGGATGAAAACTCATATCTGGGTAACACATAAGGTGCCGGGCTTCCATCAATGGATGGGAGCCCCGGCCAGCGTTTCTTTCTTAAAGGACGCTCATAGACATGAATTTCATATCAGAATGACGGTGAATGTTAATCACCAAGATCGTGAAGTAGAGTTCTTTACTTTACAAAGTGAATTGAGAATACACCTAAACAGTACCTATCCAAAAAATGAACACGGTTACAATTTCTATAACCGGTCTTGTGAAATGATAGCGTCAGATATTTTATCTGAATTCAAAGAAAGAGGATATAATATTGTCTGCGTAGAAGTTTCAGAAGATAACGAAAACGGAGCCATAGTATATGAGTAAAAAATGGATCATAGATACATCCTCTATTGAGGAAAATCGCGGTAGTTTCTGTTATATGCCTTACTACCTCTACTCTGCATACAGGAGCCTAGGTGATGATGTAGAGTTGTTTGAGGATTTTCGGATAACACAAAAAGACATCCTTGATCAAATTCAACCTGATGATTGTGTCTTTATTTCGTTGTGGAGTTATCCGCAGATTGATTTGTGCAGGTTACTGCATCTGCGTCTGCCCCAGGCGGTGTTTTTCGGATACACGCCTCTGATTAAGCAGGAGATGTTACCTGTTATTGAACTTTCTCCCGAATTCATTAAGACAGGAATGGAGTCCTATCCAAAGTACATCTCTCATTTCGAGTTCCTGTTATTGTCTGATTGCGACGGACACCTGAAGGATATGTCAGATGTACTTCCATTGTGTACATCTTACGGATGTCCCAGGAATTGTTCATTTTGTCCTGTTACTCCAAATCTGTTTGATAGGAAACGGATCGTATTAGAAATTGATATTGTGTTGAAAAACCTGTGTTCGTACCAGGAACAAATACCGGGTTCCGGTGTCCATTTTACAGACGAAGACTTCTTTTTCAACATAAACCGTGCAAAGGATATCCTAGCAGGGAACTTCGCAAACCATGTGAAAAACGGATACGGACCTCCCGCTCTAATTGCATTAGGAAGCGTAGACACCTTTACAAGGTTTCTGGATTCTTTCGGAAACGATGATGTTGCATTCCGTTTTTGTGAAGGAGCAGGCCTGTATCTTGTTGAGATAGGCATGGAGTCTGCGAATCCGGAATTAGCAGAACACATGGGAAAACCATCATTTGATAAATGCATAGCTCTTGCAGAGCGTATAAAGGGTAGGTTTACAAAGGTGCTATGGTTATCATTGACGTTTTCTCCAGGAGAGACCATCAAAACGATCTCGGATAACGGTACATTCCTTCGGAAGTACGGACTAGATCCAAATGAAATGTCGCGCAGGATCCGTACCAACGGAACAGAAGGTGGACTCGGTCAGTATTTTCAACCATATACAGGTACTCGGGATTTTGACGAGATACTGGAAAAAGGTAGAATGCTTACAGAGCGTCCTACACGTCTTGTTCCTTCCTATATACCTAACTCTTTGCTCGAGAGCATTATTAAGGTTGAAAGAGAATGGACAGATGCAGACCTAACATGGTTGAATCTTTACGGTGTGAAGCCTCTGCAGTTTATCAACGGGAGAACAGTCGGAGAAACAATATATGCCCTAAACGCACCTTTGTATAAGAGCATCATTTCTGTAGCGGTAGCGGCGCGTCTCGGCGTGATATCGCAAGGATAAAACACAATGAAAACATTAATCCATTTACCGATAGAGCCCTTCGAGGGTCGCTATAGCAAAGACTGGTTAGAATGGTACAAAAATGCATCTATTGATTCCGGTTTTGATGAGAAGTTCTTCCTGAGTGACTATCAATACGACAAGATTGCTTATGGTTCTTTCCTAGATGTGTTTGGTACATGTATCTATAAGGTAGACCAGATGTTTGGTCTGTTAAATTGGATACAGGAAGAACACCGGAACGGACGTAACTGGTCCGAGACTATTTTCTTCTTTCATGATCTATGGAATATAGAAGTTATACATTTGAAATACATACGGGATGCTCTTAAACTTCCGTTTAAGATAGCGGGTATGCTTCATGCAGGTACCTATGATCCGTATGATTTTCTGACACAGTCCGGAATGGAAACATGGGGCTCTTATATAGAGCACGGAATGTGGAAAGAAACAGACGTTATTTTTGTAGCCACAGAATTTCATAGAAGACTGTTATGTTCAAGCAGATATCTGAATCCAGATAAAGTTTATGTATCCGGTTTTCCAATCTATCCTAGACATAAGATATATGAAGTGCATAATAAGGAGAGGTCCGTTGTTTTTCCGCATCGGTTGAACGAAGAAAAGAATCCTCATTTATTTGAACGGTTAAAAGAAGAGATAGAGAAGACGGATCCGCACGGAGTATCTTTTGTGCGAACCTATGATCTGAAGCAAACGAAAGACGAGTACTATAAAGAGTTAACAAAACATCGGGTAGCAGTCTCCTTCTCTAACCAGGAGACCTGGGGTATCGCGATGCAAGAGTGTGTCTTTGCAGGATGCTTACCTCTGGTACCTGATAAACTCTCTTACTCTGAAATGTATCTTCCAGAGTTCAAATATCAACACGAAGAAAATGTGGCGATACGCTGTATGGAATTACTAGATCACTACGACGATTTTCAGTCTTTATGGATAGAACAGTACAATAAATTAAAGATAGCAGGAGAGCTTGCCATCAAAAAACAAAAAATGGTGATGCATGCCTTATGACAGACTTATTCTTAGACAGCGGAGCACCTACACTCTATAATCAATGGTCTAGAAAACTTAAGACCGGGATTATGGGTGCGGCGTTAAAAACTCGCAAACATGATGATTTTTCATATCTGCAGAATCCAGAGTATCTGGCATACAGAGATATGTATGCAGAGTTTCTATTAAAAAATCAACATTTAATAGAAGTATATGCGAACCTGGATATCATCAATAACGCAGAAGAGACATACAAAAATCAGAGATGGTTTGAAGATAGAGGCCTGCATCCTATGCCTGTATGGCACTTCGGTACAGACGAAAAATATCTGGAACGCTATATCAAAGAAGGTTATGAACGACTTGCAATAGGTGGTCTGATTCCCAACTCGTCAAAAGTTCTTATAGGACCGTTAGACAGGTTGTGGGCAGATCACCTATGCGATAAAAATGGGATGCCTAAATTAAAGGTACACGGGTTCGCAATGACTGCATTTGATCTAATGCGCAGGTACCCCTGGTATTCTGTAGATAGCAGTTCTTGGATTAAGGTGTCCGCTTATGGAAAAGTTTTTGTTCCTCCGTTAAACAGGCATACTGGAGAATGGGACTGGAGCAAGAACCCAGTGGCGTTTGTTGCGTCAGAAATAGGACAACAACGAGGTCTGGGCAACAACGAAACACCAAAATACAGAAGGGCTGTTATTAGGCTTTTTGAAGAGAACGGATTTAATTTTGGTAGAAACAGACTTATAAGAGGTCGTCCTGTTAGATTAGAAAAAGGACTCTGTAATGACTATCTTACCAGGGCAAAATGGAACATATTCCATATGGAGATGTTTATGAGTACTCTACCTAAATGGCCGTTTCCGTTCATAAAAGAACGAAGGGAACTGTTATGAAAGTATATTTTGCAGGTTCCTTCGGAGAATGGGAAAAGGCTTTTTTCGACGAGCATAAGTATGCCTATGATAGGTTAATTTCATTAGCATATAAAAGTAAATCTGAAATAGACACTATAATGAAACTCAAGGAGAACGAAAATGTCAAGAGTGGTAGTAAAGACGCAAGAACTAAAAGAGTCGCTGGAACGCATGGTACTTCTAATAAGGGAAAGAAGTCAAGCAGACGAAACAGTGGGGAGGGTGTCGTACAAGAACCTGCGCCTTTACTGTAAAACAGAAGACACAAGAGCTTCATTAGAGGTGCCCTTTTTAGAAGGGTGTCAGGATTTCTGTGTAGAAGGTATGGACTTCTACAGATATGTGCAAAAACTAAAAGACGAAAACATCACTCTGGAATTCGGAAAAACTTTACTGGTTCTAGGTAAACGGACCAAGGCCCAGTTTCCGCTCTTTGAGCCGTTTGACTTTCCGTTGCCAAGTAAATGGAAAACAATAGGTCCTGACTTTATAGCAACACTAGAAGAGGTCTCTAAATTTGTCTCTAAGACATATTATAGACCAGTGTTGACGGCGGTCTGTGTGAAGGGCAATTCAATGCAGGCCACCGACTCCTTGTTGTACTATAAAAAACTGGGCAAGGAAACATTTCTGCAAGAGAAAGAAGTCCTGATACCAGGACCTTCGGTTCCATTTATTAAACTACTGAATCCGGATAAGTTCTTTATCGACGATAACATCATGTACTTTAAGCAACAGCCTACACTGATAGGTGCCTGCTCTTTGCTCTCTGGAGCATACCCAGATGTCCTGCGTATGGAACAAGACCTAAAAAAAGGAAAACGGGTTTCGTTTTCTGAAGAAACTCGAGATGCTGTAGACAGATGTTCTGTTTTTACAGAGGGTGAACGTTTTGATGACAACAAGAAAATATATGTTACTTTGAAAGAAGGTAAAGCCCTGCTGACTGCCAAAGCGACTGTAGGCTCTAACAAAGAGCGTGTAGATGCAGAATACGACAAGTCCTTAGAGGGTGTATCATTCTGTTTGCGTCCTTCATTTTTCGGAGAGATATTGACAAAAGGTGTTGACTTTTCACTATGTGCAGAATCTTTGCAGATTCAGAATGAGACCTTATGGTGTGTGTCTGCAATTATGAGCAGGAGTTAACATGTCGCTCTTTAATGAAGAACAATTGGATACTGGAGGTGCGGGTTGTTACATGTGTCGCTTATGGCGGTACTGTAAGAGTCCTAAGATAGCACCACAGGGATACATGGAGAAAAAAATCCTGATCCTTCTAGACTCTCCTACAAGTCTTCAAGACAAGAAAGGTAAGATAGATGTTGGAGACGAGTATAAACTTCTAGAAGAAGCTCTTCGTGAAGAGGGTATAAACATCTGGGAAGACTGTCGTGTGATGTTTGCTGCTTGTTGCAGAACCAGAAACGGTGGTGAGCTAACGGAGAAAACGATAGACTTGTGCCGGTCTAATGTCTGGACAGAAATCAGAAACTCTAAACCAAATGTAATCATCTTATGCGGAATTTTGCCCCTTATAAGTGTTATAGGGAAGCAATGGAAGCGCGATAGAGGGGAGTTCTCTGCCTGGGTAGGCTTGTCTATACCGGACAAGAATCTAAATGCATGGCTTGTTCCTGTTTATAATCCAGCCGAGCTTGTCGTCAAATCAGATCAGTATAAAGATATCTCAAAAGAAATAGAATGGAAAAGGCAGTTAAAGAAAGCTATCAAGTTATCCAATAAGAAGATTCCTGCAGATACAGGTGTGCTACCTAATACAGATTTACTTTTTGGTGATGACAGGATACGTTATCTGAAATTAATACTGGACACAAAACCAAAGTATCTGGCATTTGACTATGAGACCAACTGCCTGAAGCCTCAATTGAATAAGTCCAGAATCTATTCTATAGGAATAGCAACAGATTCAAAAACAGGTGTGGCTATGCCTTTTGATGATTCTTTGCATCCGTATTTATGCAAGCTCTTTGGTATGAAAGAGATAGGCAAGATAGCATCAAATATGAAGTTTGAAGATATATGGACTAGAACAAAACTGGGCGTTCCTGTTAGGAACTGGGTTCATGATACGATGCTTTTTGCTCATGTAGAGGATAATCGTCCACTATATAGTGGTTTGAAGAAACAGGTGTTTATTCATTTTGGTGTTCCTGATTATGCAGAAACTGCCGATAGGTATTTACATAGTAGTTCATTAAAACAGTTGAATACCATCCATGAAATGAATGAAACGGATTTGCTCACATACAATGCGCTGGACGCCGTTTTTGAGTATAAACTTGCTATGCTACAGAGAAAGGCGTTTGTATGAATCCAGTTACCAGATCTGCATATAAGTTATTGCACAACGGTGCTCTGGCATTAGCAGAAGCCGAAAGAAACGGAATCCGGATAGATGTAGGATACTGTAAACAGGCTATCAAGGATCTAGAAAAGCAAGAGCATGAACTGGAGAAGAAGATCTTAAGTACAAAAGCAGGCAAGTATTGGAAACATACATACGGAGCAAGCCTGAAACTAGGATCTGCTGATCAGCTCAGAGAAGTTCTAAAAGATATCTACGACATTACGATGACAGGTTCGCTAGATAAAATGCATTTATCTAAGGTGAATGTTCCGCTTGTATCAGACATACTCATGCATAGAAAGTTGAATAAAGCCAGAAGCACATACCTAGAAGGTATCTTAAAGTCTTGCATAAACGGTTACCTGCATCCTGATTTTAACCTGCACACGGCGCAGACATTTCGTTCATCATGCAGTAATCCGAATTTCCAGAATATTCCTATACGTGACCCCTGGGTAGCAGAATTAGTACGAAAAGCATTCATACCTAGAAAAGGTAATCGTATCGTAGAGAAAGACTACAGTGGAATTGAAGTCCGGATTGCGGCCTGCTACCATCAAGATCCTACTATGATAGAATACCTGGAAACAGGTTATGACATGCATTCTGCTATGGCTTCTGAATGTTATATGATTCCTAAAGACAAAGTACCTAAACTCGCCAGGTATGCGGCCAAAAATAAATTTGTGTTTCCTGCATTTTATGGAAGTTATTACAAGCAGATAGCACCTGATTTATGGAATGCTATTGACGAACTCAAATTAGAAGTAGACGGTGTTCCGTTAAAAAAGCATCTTAAAGAAAAATTGATAGTGAAATCATCTGTTTATGATGCATTTGAAGAACATATACAGGCTGTAGAGAATTCATTCTGGAATCTTCGGTTTCCTGTATATACACAATGGAAGAAGGATTGGTGGGAGACTTACCTTAAGAAAGGTTACTTCCTAACAAAGACCGGATTCATTTGCCGGGGTAAAATGAAGCGAAATGAAGCTATTAATTATCCTGTGCAGGGTTCGGCATTTCATTGTTTATTATGGGCTTTTGTAGAAATGACAAAAGCTCTGCGTAAGAATAAAATGCGGTCCGTTTTAATAGGACAGATTCACGACTCTGCTTTAGGAGACGTGCCTGAGGACGAGTTCGAGGATTATGTAGCACTCTTTAGAGAGATCTCTACAGAGAGGATAAGAGAGGCTTGGGACTGGATAATACTTCCGCTGGATGTAGAAGTCGAGGCTACAGATGTAGATAAATCATGGTTTACAAAGAAAGGAGTCGGTGTATGAGCTTATATGTAAGACATAGGCCTAAGGAATTAGGTCAGGTACTAGGAAACGTAGCGACCTTAAAAAAGGTCCAGTCGTGGTTGGGTAACAAAAAACGATCACACAGTATTCTTTTAACAGGACCGTCTGGTTGCGGAAAAACTACCGTCGCTAGAATCATAGCATCGGAGTTAGGGTGCACAGGTGGTGATTATTCAGAAATGGATACTGCCGATTTCCGTGGTATAGACACTATACGCGAACTTCGCAGTCGTATAAACTTTCTTCCTATGGAGTCCTCTTGCAGAGTGTTTCTTTTAGACGAGTGTCATAAACTCACAAATGATGCTCAAAATGCTCTGCTCAAAGCATTGGAAGAACCGCCGGAGCATGTATACATGATACTGGCTACTACAAATCCGGAGAAACTAATCCAGACTATTAAAACGAGATGCACTCCTTTTACATTCAACATATTAAATGATGCGGATATGAGCAGACTTATCTTACGCACATGTAAACGCGAAAAAGTTGAGTTAGAGAAGGCTACGATACAGGCCATAATCGAAAGGTCTGTTGGTTCTCCGAGACACGCTCTTTCTATATTGGAGCAGATCATAAAACTGGACGACCCTAATGTAGATATCACGTCTGCAGATCAAGAAGAAAAACAAGTGATAGATTTGTGCAGGGCTCTTATGCGCAAACGACCCTGGAATGAAATCAGAGAATTGATTAAATCCATTGAAGCTGATCCGGAATCTATTCGTCAGGCGGTCCTAGGATACTGCTCTGCTTGTCTCTTAAATGGAGATCAGAAAGCATATCTAATAATGGAACCGTTTCTGGTAAATACATTTTATGATGCCGGAAAGGCCAGATTAGTAGCATGTTGTTATGAGGCTCTTTTAGCTGAATAGTTCTGATTCTAGGACCTGATTAGTATAATACAGTAAGAGGTAATAAAATGTACGAAGATATTCTAAAAATAGATCCATTATCTTTAGATAAAGAGTGGCTTAATCAACCAGGGCTTTTTATGTACTGGGCGCAAAAAGCCGTAGAAGCAAGAGAAGTGGCTGATATGTGCAGACTGCGAGCAGACATAGTACAAAACACACTGCTGGTTGGTATACGAAAAGATCCTAAAGAATACGGAATAGACAAAGTAACAGAGTCCGCAATAAACCAACAAGTGGCCATTAACGAGGATTACATTAAAGCGCAGAAGAAACTCATTAAAGCCAGAACAGAAGCAGAGTCTTTGTCTAAATTAGTTATTGCATTAGAGCAACGACGCAAGGCCTTAGAAAATCTTTGCTTCTTACAGAACCAGGGTTACTATAGTCAACCACAAGAAGAACCTTCACTTAAACGAAAAGAAAGACTCGGAAGAGGTCTTAAGAGAACAAAAAATGAGTCTACTGGATAAGTTTGTACTGGCGGTTATCATACTCGTAGTAGGTTACATTATGATACCGCTTTTTCTGAAGATGTGTGCATTCGCATTGAGTGCTGGGATACAAGAAGGCATAAACGAGTATAGGAGAAAAAAAGATGCCGAGACCGAAAGACAGAGCAGCAAAACGAAGGACGATGCGTGATCTTGTAAAGAAACACGCAAAAGAGGCACGTAAAGGTACGCGCCTACTGGATCTACCAGCCGACATAGAGATCTGGTATCCAGAAGAAAAGTGCAGTATGGAAATGGACATACTTCCGTATGAAGTGACCAGCAAGCATCATCCCGATGGTATCGAACCGGGCGAGTTATGGTACCGCAGGCCTTACTGGATTCATTTTATAGACCGGAAACCGGTTGTGTGTCCGAAGTCTGTAGGCAAGCGATGCCCTATTTGCGAAGAGGTGGAGCGTCTGCGTAAGGATTACGAAGCCAACAAGGAACTCATTAACGGGTTGAAAGCTCGTGAAATGTGCTTGTTTAATTACACGGATCCGACAGACAAGAAAACGACCGTCAAGATATTTGACTGGTCCAGTTTTAAGTTTGCACAAAAACTTGAACAAGAGTTGGACGAAACCGATGATATGGACGACTGTGCTTTTGCCGAATTAGACGGCGGTAGCACTATTCGGTTCCGTGTTAGCGAGGATTCATTCTCTGGTTCGAAGTATTTCGTGACTACACGTCTGGATTTCCGTCGCCCACGTCGTACTTATCCGGAATCTATTCTGGAGAAGGTTGTCAATCTGGACGAATGTTTCCGGGTTAAGTCTTATGAGGATCTGGTTGCTTTGCTTACAGGAGCCGAGGACGAAGAGGACGAAGAAAAACCGGCAAAGAAAGCACCGGCAAAGAAAGCCGCAAAACCGGAACCTGAAGAGGATGACGATGAGGACGATGAGGACGATGAACCGGAAGAAAAACCGGCAAAGAAAGCCACAAAACCGGCACCTGTAGAAGACGAGGACGATGACTGGGATGATGAGGACGATGATGATGATGATGAACCGGAAGAAAAACCGGCAAAGAAAGCACCGGCAAAGAAGTCCAAGGTAGAGCCGGAAGAAGATGATGAGGATGACGACGATTGGGATGATGAGGATGACGACGATTGGGATGATGAGGATGACGAGGATGAAGAGCCTGCGCCGAAGAGTCGAAAGAAGAAATCTGAACCTGAAGAGGATGAAGAGGATGAGGATTTCGAGGACGATGAAGAGGACGAAGACTCCTTCCTTACCAAAGACGATGTAAAAGAAATGACCAAGGAAGAACTCCTCGAAGTAATCGACGACAATTTCTCAGATCAGGTAGATCATTCAAAGACAGCACTCAAGAGAATGTCTCTTGCCGAACTCCGTAAACTGGTTTTAGGACTCATCTGATGCCTAGAGCTCGTTCCAGAAGAAGTGGTGACTCTGTGGGCCTTGTGCCCACAGGGTCTACCCTTTTGAATCTTGCCTGTTCTAATACTGTTGCAGGCGCCTTTAAGTTAGGTACCCTTAACAATATTATAGGCGATTCTTCAGCAGGGAAGAGCCTTCTCTGCTTAAATATGCTCGCAGAAATAGCGCAACGATCTGAATTTAAGGATCATCTGTTTATTTATGATGATGTAGAGCGTCGTTTATTTTTTGATATCAGGCGACTGTTCGGTTCTAAAGTAGCAGACAGAATTGTAGGACCAGACGGTCCTGTTACAGAATCTGCATCATCCACTATAGAGTCCTTCTACTACAATGTAGACAATCGTTTACGTGAAGGTAAACCGTTTTTCTGGTTTCTGGATAGTATGGACGGTCTAGACTCAGAAGCATCGGAACGAAAATTCCAGGAAAACAAGGAAGCATTTCAAAAAGAAAAAGAGGGCAAAGGTTCCTACGGAGACGGTAAAGCAAAGATAAACAGTGAAAATATGCGAAAGATAACGCAAAATCTTCGCAACACTAATTCAGCACTCATTATTATTTCACAAACAAGAGATAACCTGAACCCAGGATTCCAGCCTAAAACCAGAGCCGGAGGCAGAGCATTAGAGTTCTATGCTTCACATATAATGTGGCTTGCAAAAGTCAAAAAGATCAAAAAGATGATAAGAGGTAAGAACAGAACCATTGGTGTAGATGTTCGCGCTTCTATCTCTAAGAACTCGTTAACAGGGCTACAAACCGAAGTTGACTTTCCATTGTACTATGGATACGGATTAGACGATATTTCGTCTATGATAGACTTCCTTATAGATGAAAAGGAACTGCAGGTATCTGCAAACAGTATTATTTGGGAAGATCAGAAGTACTCAAGAGCTAAACTAGTAAAACATTTTGAAGAAAACGGTACTCGTGAATTGCAGATACTTTGTAAAAAGGTCTGGACAGACATAACGGATCAACTGTTTCCTGATAGAAAGCCTAGATATGAATGACACCGTTTTGATCATAGACGGTGGTTATGTCTGTGCCCAAGCAAGATTTACGACCGGACATCTGGAATCCAGCGACAAGGATATTACAGGCGTTACATTTGGATTTTTATCCAGATTGCTTTACTTAACCAGATACAGTAATTCAAGACGGTTCGTGTTTGCATGGGACGCAAGAACTTCTTATAGAAGAGATGCTTACAAAGAATACAAAGAAACACGCACCAAAGATCTGACTCCGGAAGAAATGGCTGATCGAAAAGAGTACTATAAACAGGTAGACAGATTACGTGAAGAGATTCTACCGTTACTTGGATTCCGGAATAGTTTTCATCAAGAGGGTGTAGAAGCGGATGATATTGTCGCTCTTGCTTCAAAAATGGTACCATATGGATTAATTGTATCTGCAGACCAGGACCTATACCAGTTACTAGATGATAACATCAGTATGATGCTACCTTCTATGAAAGGTAAACCTCCTACCATTTACACAAAAGAGGATTTTGAAATTGAGTATAAGATGCCGCCTTCTGATTGGTGGAAAGTAAAAGCAATCATGGGTTGTGCATCTGATAATGTAAAAGGGGTGCATGGAATAGGGCCTGTGTATGCTTGCAGGTATGTTCGTAACGATCTCCCAAAAGAGACACGGCAGTACAAACTCATTAAAGACAATTGGGATGTTGTGAAACGGAACGTACCACTGGTAAAACTTCCCCATAAAAAGACGAACCCGATATCATTTGTTGAAGATGAGTTATCCTATCAAAATTTTGTTAAAGTCTGCGAACAATTAGAGTTTACTTCTTTCTTAGAAGGAGAACGCTCTATAGAATGGTCTAGATTGTTCGGGGACTCTAAAAAGAAAGTAAGAGAAAGATTAAATGAAACCAGGCGGCGGTAAATCAAAAGGCGGTGCGTTTGAACGACTCATATGTAAACGTATGTCAGAATGGTGGGGAGATAAAGATGCTTTTTGGCGTAGTCCAGGTTCTGGAGCCAGGGGTACTGTTTCCAAAGCAAAACCATTTTATGGTGATATGAGTTCGCCTTCCTCTACCGGAAACGGATTCATATCTCAGGTTGTTGTTGAAATGAAAAAAGGTTACGGAAGCGGATGGTGTCCATTTGATTTTATAGAGGGCGGACCTAAAACATTCACCGATTTCCTCACACAGGTAAACAGAGACAGAACAGAGTCCGGTAGACCGCATTTCTGGTTAATCTTCCAGAAACCAAGAAAACAGATATGCTTATGTGCAGACAGTGAGTTTTTTAAGAAGTATTACAAGAAAGAACTCAACTCAATGTCTTATATAAAAGTTAAGACTGAAACGTATAATATGATAATAGTTAATCTGGATGAGTTTTTTGAGAAATGTAAATCGGATATTCTAAAGAATGCTTAAGAGTCTACATCTTGTAAATTTTCAAAAACACGAAGATCTTTTTATAGAGCTTACAGACAGGAATGTTATACAAGGACAGTCCGATAGAGGCAAGTCCTCAATACTTCGCGCATTATACTGGGTGTGTTTTAACAGACCCTCTGGAACAGATTTCCGTAGAGAGGGTTCTGATACCGTCGAAGTAACCGTTGTTACATCCAAAGGGAATGTAATAACCAGAGGACGTTCAAAAAAAGAATCCTATTACATATTAAATGGCGAGAAATTCACTGGCATAGGAACGGATGTTCCTGATCCTGTCATGCGAGCATTACCTGTATCCTCATTAAACTTTGCCCGACAGCATGACGGTATGTTCTTATTGTCCAGCAGTAAACCAGATGCTTCTAGATACATCTTTTCATTGATAGGATTAGAAGAGATGGATAAGTCTCTGGCAGTCGCAGAAAGCAGACGACGTAAACTAAACGGTGAGCATAGTCTCTTAACAGAGGATCTTGAACGAAAGCAGGAGAAGTTCAAACAATACAAACAGGTACCCGAAATGGTCAAGCGTATCCAGATCCTAGAAAAGATGGACACCAGGGTGTCTGGGCTACAGAAAGATATCAATAAACTTCGTTATGTGATGGAGTACATAAACACAATTGAGTCTAAACTAGTACCAGTATCCGATGTGGACGGGATGCTTTCAGTAATATCCAGAATAACACCGATTAAGAAAAACATCGCACAAATTCAAGATATTCTGCATAAATTTGCTTCTATTAAAGTAACACACACATTGGAGTATGTGAATAGCGTTGAAGAAACACTTCTCTCGTTAGAATCCATGCAAAACAGCATAAGTATACTATATAACACAATAAACGCATTGAGGGCAGAGATCGGTAAAATTCAAGGTACGGCAATGTCTATACAACGTCAAAAAGAATTACTGCAAGAAACAGAACGAGAATGGAAGATACAGACCAAAGGCATTTGTCCTGTATGCGGAGGTAAGTTATGAAAGCTCCGATTGCATTATTCTGTTCTGATCTGCATTTAACATCGCAGGTACCGGATTGCAGGGAACCAGAGACCTGGCTTGCAGATCAAGAGGGTATGCTAGATGTACTTATTGATACGGCCAACGGATACAAAGTACCTCTCTGCATAGCAGGAGATATTTTTCATAGACCGAAAGAAGATCCTATAATAGAATCAATGATCATTAGAAAGCTCATGCAATTGGATCTTCCTTGTTACACAATACCCGGTCAACACGATATGCCCGGTCATAGTTATACGCGGTTAAATGAATCCAGTTACGATGTTCTACGGGCAACACGGATCATACATCATTGTCCTGCTTATGAACCGTTGAAGTATGATTGTGCTTTTTTATGTGGTATCCCTTACGGGCAAGACATAACATCGGTAAACTGGAAACGAGATAACCTGATTCTAATGGCACATCAAATGGTATACACAATGGAACCGTTTCCTGGAGCACCAGAGTCTGGCAATATCAGTTCCGTGTATAAGCAAATTAAACCATTCCGTGTAGCCGTGTTTGGTGACAATCACCAGGGATTCGTTCATGAAAAGAAAGGTAAAACGATCATAAACTGCGGTGTCGCTATCCAGCGTACCAGGGCAGATATAGATTATAGACCTTATGCATATCTGTTATTTTCTGATTTTGATATAAAGTACATTGCACTGCCAATGACAGATAAATTCATAAAGAAAGTACAGAAACGATCTCAAGATCAATTCGATGTCTTCATATCCACGTTAAAAGAAAAACAGGAAGTTTCACTCTCGTTCAGAGAGAATCTAAAACAAACCCTTGCTTTAATGAAAGCAGACCAAGAACTACAAGACATGGTCTGGGATATAATGGAGGAATGCAATGAGTGATGTAATGCGTTTGAAGAAACGACTGGAAGAGATTAAAGCAGACATCCAGTCACAAGAAGGACGAAAAGCACAATTACTTGATCGTCTAAAAGAAGAACACGGATGCAGTTCCGTAGATCAGGCTTCAGAAAAACTCAAAAGCATGGAAGAAGAATTGAAAGCTCTTGAAGCCAAACTAGAGTCTAGAGTACAATCGTTTAAGAAAAAGTACAAGGACCTGTTAAACGGTGAAGAATAGAGTTTTTATATGAAAAAGGATATTATACTTTCTGAAGGTCGGTCTGTTGCATCGAAACAGGCTCTACACACCCTTCATAGAAAGAGATCTAACGGAAAGATTGAAGGAATCGCGGTAGAGGTAGGAACATGGTTAGGGGCGAGTGCATTAATTCATTGCGAGTATTTTGAAGATAATGGTTGGCTCGTCGCTGTGAATTGAAAGTATTTATGATGAGAATAAGACTTAAAGTGAATGGATTTGGATCGGAAGTATTTAACAGACCAACCTCCTGTAGAAACACCGTTCCATCTAATAAACCTTTTGTATACCTACCGCCTGTTTCAAATGCATCCAGAGATGCTCTCATAACAATAGCGGTAGGTGATAAGTACAGATGGATGTTTGATCTGACCATACCAAAAATGATGGAATATTGTAAGAAGCATAACCTACAGTTTTTTTGTATAGACGATACTTGGCGTAATGATGAACATCCGTGTTATTTGAAACAACATGTATATTGGTTATTACGTTCAGGGCGTATCAAAAGAGCATGTTACACGGACTCAGATATGCTTTGGAATATAGAGGCACCAAATATCTTTGATGTGGTTCCAGAAGGATTTCTGGGCATGTATCCAGAAAATACTCATTACACAGACTATAAAGGATCCGATTATCAAAAAGATTTTTTTGATTATATTGCTCAATACAGAACTCTGGTGGATAAGAACATCAAAGTAACTCATTGGGACGAAATGTACTGTAACGCAGGCCTCTTTGTCTGTGATCTGCAAACATGTCCGCATATTCCTCCTGTAAAGGATGTAATGTACATTCCTTCTAGATCTACGCACAACATGAAGGGTTTTTATGATCAGCATTATGTCAATTTAATGCGTATCATACACAACATCCCTACCCAGTATCTTCCTTCCGAATGGAACTACTTCAGAATGAAGGAAAAATTGATAAAAAAGGATCCTAAAGAGGCTTATGTAATTCATTACTGTTCTGAAAGAGCTAAACTTCTTTTGAGCGGAAGAGAACGTAACTTTCAATTCAATAACGACATAAAAAAAAAGGAGAGCCCTGTCCCCGTGAAGATAAACACGATACCGGCAAGTAATAAAAAGATTATAAACATACTAGGATTTGAATATCCTAAAAAATGGATATTGGATCATATGGCAGATATCTTGATCCAAAAAAGTCCCGATGATATGAGTATCATGCGGAGTAGAACGCCGCTCAAAGGGGATAACGTAATAAACCTGGCATGGCCGTATCGTGCCTTTCAAAAAACAGTTACAAAGTCGGTAACATTTCATACACATCCAGAAAAACAGCCTGCTTGGATACAATCCGCCAGAGAAGCAACCCATGTGACCGTCATGTGTGAAAAGTATAAACAGGAATTGATTAAACAAGGGGTGCCTGCGGAGAAGATAACAAGAATAACCCCAGGTATTGATCCTGATTTTACTTTCGATTTTACGGTCTTCTTCCCTTCAAGATTGTACGAGGGTTCTAGAAGAAAAGGAACAGATCTCTGGAAGAGCCTACAAAAAGCGTTACCCGAAATCAATTTCGTGTGTTCTGATGGTAAAATGGAAAAGCATAAATTGGTAACTTTAATGAAAACCTGTGATTGTGTCTTTGTTCCTTCTAATATGGAAGGTGGGCCTATGTGTGTGCTTGAGGCACTGCGATGCGGTACCCCGGTAATATGTTCTCATGATGTAGGTTTATGCAAAGAGTTTTCAGATGTGATTATTGATTACAGGTTAAATGATGTAGAATCTGCAAAAAGAGTAATACTTTCAATATACACAGAAAAAAAGAAACGATATGACAGAGTGGCATCCTTAACATGGGATCGCTGGGCAAATGAATACTATTCCGTATTTAGAAAGGTTTTTAATGAAGCTAAATCTTAAACCAAAGGCAGCGGTAGCAGATATTCTTATTTGTACACCTGATATCACAGGCGACCTATTCAAACAATGCGTCCGTAATGTATTACGAACAGTCGGGTCTTATAATGTTCATATTATTGCTCTGCATAATGGATGGGATCCTACATTTAGTCACGCCCATGAAATAAATAGATGCTTGTCTTTTGCAGAACGCCCTTTAATTACACTGGATGATGACACTACCGTAGAAGGAAACTGGTTTAATGCCATGATGGAGGTATCGTTAGATCCTTCCGCATCTGTGGTCGCTACGACCGTTTATCGTAAAAATTATGGACTATGGTCAACAGGAGCTTTGTTTGATAAAAAAGGGGATGCTGTTATGTGGAGAGAGCCGATCAAACAACCTGTCTATATGCCATGTGCTGCATCCTGTTGCTGGTTAATCAGAAAGAAGGTATTTCGTATGAATGAGATCCTCTATAAAAAATACCATTTTGATTCTGACTTCACTCTATCGAATTGGGAGCAAGGGTATCCGTTGGTTATTGTGCCAGCGACCGTATTTCATATAAGCGGTGGGCAAATGAAGAAAAAACCGGAAAGAGTGAAGTGCATAGAATCAGACAAATGTAATTTTAGAGAGAAATGGCTAGAGTCTGGACGATATCAAAAGATAATAACGGATAACTGGAATAAATGGGCACCTGGTGCAAAAGCATTGATGTCAGGAATCTAATATGGTCTACACGATTAATGAATATGCGGCGAAGCATAATAAAAAGAACGTAAAAATCAAAACAATTGTATATGTTTAAGCGGAAGAAAGTTATGATGCATCTGGTAGCCACAAGACTAAATATGAGAATAAAGGTTTACGGAGACCCTAACGAAGAGTATTTTCATTATAGATGCGATCTTTTTGAAAGGACATGTCTTAAAAGTATTTTGTCTCAAGAATGTCAAGACTTTACATGGCTTATCTTTACATCTGATGTATTACCTGCTTCTATTGAAGCTCGTATGAAGGCTTACGAGCCGTATGCTTCCTTAATCAGGGTACCGGCGCAACAATCTACACTACCGTTATCTCAAATCAAAAAAGAGATAGAAAACAGACGAAAAGACGAAGAAATGGTCATCACAACAAATATAGATTCCGATGATATCTTACATAAAACATATACAAAACTATTGCACGAAATCTCAGAATACGAACAAGAGGTTCACGTAGGGCCTATAATCCAGTATTGGTGGAGCCTGCAAGGTTCCGTGATACAAAAACATAGGTATCCTTCTATGTTCTCTATTATAGAAACTTCTAAGAATATCAGATCGTGTTTTGCTAAACATCACACTCAAATATCAGAAATTTTTCCTAAACATGTTTATATACAGGCACCTTCTGTGATGGTCGCTCATTATGGAAATGCCTGGATTCATGGAGGGCGTACCCGGGGAAAAACAGACCGAGTAGAGTTCAAAGAATATGGTGTTTGTGAATCGGATATAGTAGATTTTCTTTCAAATAAACGCACCTTTTCTTGTATGGATGCAAGAACAAGACTAAAAGACGAAAAGGAGAGATTGTTATGAAGATACGTAGTCTAGTTTCGGAGCCGCGTCATTTATCAAACATCTGGTTAAACAAAGCGTGTAAGCCTATTACAGGTCGTGTACTTTCTATAGGTAGCGGGAATGACCGAGACGGACAGGGTTCTTTCTACAAGAACTATTTTCCGCAAGCTTCTTCATACACCACATCTGAGTACCCGATTCAAGGAGACTGTAATCTATGTTTAGACGTGCAAGATATGTCGTCACTCACAGATGATTCGTATGATTGTATTTTTTGTAGCGGGGTACTAGAACATGTACGTAACTTTTATAAGGCCCTAGACGAAATAACTCGTGTGTTATCTAAGGACGGTGTCTTATTACTGGGCCTGCCTTTCAATCAAGCAATCCATATGCCGCCGCATGATTATTGGCGTTTTACAAAACACGGCATTCTTTATTTACTTGAAGAAAGATATGCTATAATAGAAATAGAAGAAATAGGAGGTGCCCCTAACGGACACCCTGCTACTTACTGGACAAAGGCCGTTAAATTGTGAGTACAATAACTGCTATCTCAAAAGTCAGCACAGGCTGGCAATATGCGTTCACTGGAAACGGATCTATACATCTGGTTTACGAAAATGGGATGCTGATAAATTCATGTTCAGCATCCCCTTACCTTTATGTAACAAGCGCAACCACACCGCCTAGCATTGAAATAGTGTCGCTCGAGGACGAGACACGCCTCTCTATGCTGGAAAAAGTATCTGCATTTTGTGGTACGGTTTTAAGGGTTCAATGGCGTTCAAACAATTCTCCGTACTACAGGGTGCATATAATAGATTCCGATGGAAAAATTCTGCAGAAAAGTCTTATAAAGTCTGACAATGGATTAATATATACACATGAGTATAAATTCTCATCTACGCAAGATGTCTATTATTCAATTACCGCCTGCGGTGTTACGGAAGATGGGTTTGTGTACGATAAATCAAATCCTCCAGAAATTACAGCCATTTGTGTGTATATTCCTCAGAAACCCGTCGTAACGGCATCTATTGCCAGCGGAGTTATTTCCTTATCATGATAGATATCACGACCATTGAAGAACTTCAACTGATTGGTAACCATGTAGACTATCCTATAAACGGAGAATACAGGTTATACAATAATATAGATGCTACCGGAACCACGACCTGGAATGAAGGAGCCGGTTTCATTCCTATAGGAACGTATGCGAATCCGTTTACTGGAACTCTGGACGGAAACGGAAAAAAGATAAACGGTATTCGTATAGCGCGAAGCAGTTCCCAGTATTCCGGTCTGTTTTACAGTATTGGGACATCGGGCAAGGTTTATGACGTTGCTCTGACAAATGTGTATGTGAGAGGTTATGTATGCGGAGCAATGACGGCTGTTATGCAGGGCGGTTCTATCAAAAACTGTTATTCTACCGGAACTGTTTTCAAAAATACGGTGAACTCAAACGGACGTATAGGTGGGATGATAGGAGAATGGACTGGAGGTACATTTGAAAACTCATTCTCTTTATGTTCTATATCTGGACTTGGAATAGGAACATTAAACGCAGGAGGACTGGTAGGAAAGAAGGGTATAGCAGTATCTCCGGTTTCTTGTTACTATGCTACGGACATAGGAAACATAGACAACGGAATAGGTACCGGAATTACACTCGCTGATTTCGGAGTACAGGGTTCCTTTGCTAATTGGGACTTTGAAAATCTATGGAAAATAGATGATGTCCTGTTATATCCGGTATTCCAGATTCCGGTAGGGTTTTTGTTCAAGGATCATTTCAAGGTATATTCTCAGGATAAGGTGATATACACTGGATTGATAGACACTTTATTTGATCCTGATTCTACGAACGGGGTAAACGGAGGTGTATGGGATATAGCAGAACAGACCGACGGAAAGTACATAATCTCTGGTTGGTTTAACACGGTCGCTGGTGTACGTAAAAAATCTATCGCACGAATCAATAACAATGGTTCTCTGGACGTTTCTTTTACATGCACCAGTAACGCTTCTCTCATAAGAAAAGTATATATTCAATCAGACGGTAAAATATTAATGGCCGGTAATTTTACTACGGTAGGCGGTAATTCTAGAAAATATTTAGCACGACTCAACATAGACGGTACCCTGGACGCCGGTTTTATTGATACAAACCCGGATGCCTTTATTTATGACATGGTAGTGCAAGCCGACGATAAGATCATTGTTGTAGGCGGTTTTACCACAATAAACGGTGTTTCTAAAGACAGGATAGCACGACTCAATACAGACGGTACCCTGGACGCCAGTTTTACAGGTTCTTTATATGGACCAGGATACTCACTTGTTTTACAATCAGATGGTAAGATTGTTATAGGTGGTCTTGCCTCTCTTACGGCTTCAGGAAGTGGTATGGTAGGCAGACTCAACACAGATGGTTCCTTAGATGCTGGTTTTAATGCAGGGACTCATCCTGTAGGCTCTTCTGATTATGTATACAGAGTCTTATTGCAATCTGACGATAAAATAGTGGTGGGAGGAGCATTCACTACCGTTAATGGAGTAAACCGAACTTCTCTTGCTCGGCTTAATACAGATGGTACCCTGGACACTTCTTTTGTACCTGCATTATCCGGTAGTTCTGCAACAAACTTTCCTACAATATCTGGGGTTGTAGAATTAGATGAAGATCTCATAATCACAGGTGCTTTTACTCACGTAGATACGATAGAAAAAAACGGACTTGCCCGTTTATCAAAAGAAGACGGATCTTTGAATTCTGATTTTGCCGCTCCGTTAACCAACAACGGTACCTTACCTTATTACACCGGATTCAATGTAATGTTAGATTCTGCAGACCGGGTATTTGTCGTAGGTTACTTTACCGGCATCTCTACTTCTACGAAAGCTCATATTGCAAGATTAAATCCCGATGTTATTGTAAAGTATGTGAAAGAAGAGTTCTTCTGGATACCGGAATATATTTCCGACACAACCAAAGGTGCTTTTGATATTGTAGATATAACTGGTAACAAGAATCGGTTCTATCTCGAATACAATGAAAACGGGTTGTCCAGATATCGATATGAAAACAAAGAATGGAGTAACTGGTTCACATTAACAGATCTTGATTTACGTTACATTCGTATACGATCTGGTCCTTCTACACAAGCAGGCGAATGCATCATACGCTCTAGATGTGTCCGAAATAATGTGATTGCAGCCAGAGATGAAGAGGATCTGTACAATGCCGGTGCAGGTTATTTGAACTACTACAGCATCTTTTTCATAGAAGCTCTTGTTGATCTTCGAATAACGGGACTAAACAACACAGAAGAGATTGGTGTAAATTTGGTGCAGGTTTCAGAACCTACATTACTGGTAGGAGAATTACCAGAGGTAGTCTGGAATGAAGCTCCGGATGGAATTACGTTTTATGATGATTTGCAAGGGTTGACTTTTGATCTTGATGCAGGTCAAAGTGCTTACATTTATACCAATCGAAGAGTAGATCGATTGAGCGCGGCTGGTTTATATAACAGACTGGTTGTCGTTAACTATACCATTGATGATGATCCTGATGTTGTAGAACGCTCTGCTGAACTGATAGGTACGCATTTGATCGGTAGAACAGATGCCATAAGGTACAATCTATATGGAGAAGAGAATGTAGATCCTACTCTACTGCCTTCTGTTAGCAGTAACCTGTTAACGAGTTCTACATCATTACCTATCACATACACACCCACACCTCCCGCTCCTGGTACCACGCTATATGTAGCCATGTGCTTAACCCAAGTAAATCGGTACGGAGCTGAATCGTTAAACCGGTATCTGGAACATGTTGTTCAAATAAATTCATCCGGAGGCGATGCAGA